AGAACTGGAAAAACTAGAGCAGCAACTACGACTGGAAAATGAGTTACCACCAGACTTTTTTGTTGGATAAATCTGTGTAATGGTCACAAATAAGTATTTTAACAATTACTCTCAGCTAAATCGAACTCCTGAGCAACTTCTTGTCGAAGACTTGCTTAACGAGGCAATTCGCATTCATGGTTCGGATGTGTATTATATTGTTCGAGAGAGTCAAAACGAAAAATTTGATGATCTCTTCGGTGAAGATCCTCTGGCATATTTTCAAAGAGCATATCTGATCGATATGTTTATTGTTGATGTGGAGTCGTACAGAGGAGATGGAGAGTTTCTGTCAAAATTTGGACTCGAAGCGCGACAAGGTGCAAACTTTCTGGTAACACAGCGCGCATGGAATCGTCATGTTCCTCCAAATTATGCGGATCGTCCAAGAGAAGGCGATCTGATATGGGTACCAGTTTTTGGCAAGATATTTGAAATTAAATTCGTAGATAAAGACAAAAACTTCTATCAGCTAGGCCGACGGGACGCATATTTCTGGGAGTTGTATACCGAATTGTGGAAATTTAGTCAGAACAAGATCGACACTGGATTTCCAGATATCGATGAGGCAGTCACAGAAGACACGTATACAATACGACTTCCTCTTGTTACAAATGGCGCAACTCTTGATTACATACCAGAAGAGCAAGTATACCAAGGCGCAAGTTTTAATACAGCTACCGCAACCGCAGAAGTTGCATACTGGGACAGACCTACTGGCAATCTGGACGTGATACATGTAAAAGGAGAATTTGTACCTGGTCAAAATGTTATTGGAGTAACTTCCAATACGTCATATCAGGTAACAACATATGATCCGCTAGAAAACTATGTGTACTATGAGTACAATGATAACAAAATACTTCAGGTTGAGGCGAACTCAATCATTAATTCAACTGAAGTAAATCCATTTGGGAGACCGTAGTAAAAATGTTCGGCGCACCTTTTTATAATCGTCTTCTTCGCAAATACGTTGTTGCGTTTGGCACACTATTTAATAATATTACTATGGTAAGATACAAAAGCGATGGAGTTACGGAACAAGACAGAATAAAGGTTCCAATTTCATACGCTCCAAAAGAAAAGTTTATTTCGCCTCTACAACAAGATCCGGACTTGAGTCGTAATGTGCAGATAATTCTTCCGCGAATGGCATTTGAAATGGTCGGCATTAGTTACGACCCAATGAGAAAACAAGAAACAAATCTGAAGAGAAAGTTTGTAACTCCTGGATATTCAAACAGAATAACCAGTTCATACGTCGATACGCCTTATGATATCAATTTTGAATTGTCTATCATGGTAAGAAATATTGAGGATGGTAATCAAATAGTAGAGCAGATAATTCCATATTTTGCTCCCGCATACTCAATGTCCATAAATCTTAATCCATCAACACCAAATGAATTCAGAACAATTCCAATAACTCTGAATAGTATCAATCAGTCGATAGACTATGAAGGCAATTATGAGACCACGCGCGCGATCATCTGGACTCTTACATTTACAATGAAAGCTTGGTTCTCTGGACCATCACTCACGCAAAATACAATCAATACTGTTATAACAAATGTTATAACAGATACATACAATTATGCACAACTTGACAAAAATGATCATGTTATACTTGATCTTTCAGAGGTTGGAAATACAGAGTTTAGATATGGCGATCTAGTGTACCAAGGTTCAAATGTCGCGGATGCAACGGCAGTGGGTCAGGTAGTCGATTGGAACACAAATACAAACAGATTGACGATACGAGTTCTTGGAGGCTCGTATATGTCAAATACAAGAATTTGGGCAGCCGATTCAAATGGATCAGGAACTGTATCTGGATTTTACGTAAATCCAACCAGCGCCGTACGAATTGTTGTTACTCCAAATCCGATTGATGCGCTGCCAAATTCTGATTATGGTTATACAACAACAATAACTGAGTATTACTAATTATGTCGAACACTGAAAATAATTTGTTGGATGAAATACTTGAGATAACAGGAAAACAACAACAGCAAGACACAACTGATGCACTAATTAATGGCGTATCATCGTCTCAACCTAAAAATGATTTGACGGTTGTTCCTCTCATTGACGAGATAAAAGTTCCTGATCCTACTCCATACTCTCCTCAGGACGATGATATTGCTTTTGCTCGTAAAAAAATGAGAAATATCATTAGGGCTGCCGAAGATGCGTTTAATGAATTGGCAAATATTGCCAACGAAACTCAACAGCCTAGAGCATATGAAGTTCTTGCAACTCTACTAAAGACTGCTACCGATGCCACAAAGGAACTAATAACTACTCACAAGACAAAAGCAGAAATTAAGAAGCTAGAAAGCGGAGGATCATTATTAAATACCGCATATGACAAGTCTAGTCCTACGTCACTGACTCAGGTTAATCAGACGATAGAAAAGGCAGTTTTTGTTGGTACCGCAACTGAAATGATGGACAAGCTGGCAGAGATAGAAAGTATAGATACGACAGACAATGGGAACAGTAACTAATATAAACGCGAATAAGCAAACTTCTGGATACAAGGGAAACGCTAACCTTGTAAAAGCTGGCTATATTCATCCGTTTACTCAAGAGCAACTAGACGAACTCATTAAGTGTAAAAATGATGTCGTATACTTTGCAAAAAATTACATAAAGATTGTCAACGTTGACAGAGGTCTTATAAACTTTGAATTGTGGCCATATCAAGAACAGTTGCTCAATCACTTTACCGACAATCGATTTGTTATTTGCAAGTTTCCTAGACAAACTGGAAAATGTTTACAAAAAGATGCATATATAGTTATACGAGATAGCACCAGTGGCGCTATTGAAAAATTAACTATAGGAGATTTTTATGAAAAAATGTTGTCCACACGGGATAAGTGCCCGAAATCGCTGGAAGTGTATTCCCTGCAATGTAGCGAAGTCGCATCAAGTATACACCGAGACAAATCGGACTCAATGGATCGAGTGCCAGATATGTGGTCTGCGATCTGGAGACTTGTCGTCTCACATATTCAGAACGCACAAAATCAAAGATTATTCATTTCCAATTCGTTCCGAAGAAAACTACAAAAAATCTTCCGAAAGAGTAAAAGGATCCAAGAATCCAGGATATCAGCATGGGGGAAAATATTCTCCATGGTCGAAAAAATGTGCAAATTACAATCCAGACTCCTTGAAAAAAGCTCAACAAAACAATACGCATACCACACGCCTGGATTACTGGGCAACAAAAGCCGACGGAGATTTGATAAAGGCAAAAGAACTACTATCGGAACGGCAGCGAACTTTTTCGTTGAAGAAATGTATAGAAAAATATGGCAACGAAGAGGGCACGAAGATCTGGTCGGAACGACAGAAAAAGTGGTCGAAAAATTTCAAACGTCAAAACTATTCTGCAATTTCTCAGAAATTGTTTCGAGAATTACTGACTTATTTAACAAATTTGGATTTGATTTTTTTCGCAACACACTCGAACGTTTTAATGGAAGGATATCACAACAAGGAATATCGTCTCACTCTTTCCAATGGAATGACCGTTTTACCAGATTTTCTGGATCTGTCACAGAAAAAAATAATAGAATTCGATGGAACTTACTGGCATTCAGAGGCAAGAAAGAACCCTCTTCGAGAAAAGTTGAGAGAAGATTTTCTGACAAAAGATGGATTTATGGTTCTTCGAGTTTCGGAGGCAGATTATCGAGCCGATCCCCAGACTGTTATTCAAAATTGTCTCAACTTCCTTCAGAGTCCGTAACCAGAAAGTTTATTGATTCCGTTTTCTTGGAAAATTTAGAAATCTGGACAGATACTGGTTGGGAAAAGATAACAGCAATTCATAAGACAGTCAAGTATACTGAATGGAAACTTGCAACAGAAACGCACAATTTAATTTGTGCCGATGATCATATTGTTTTTCTTTCTGACGGCTCGGAAATATTTGTCAAAAATTTAAAAGTTGGAGACTGTATTAAAACAGAAAAAGGAAATGAAAAAGTTGTATCAATAGAGGAAACAGATGTTTCTTCAAATATGTATGACGTTTCAGTAGATTCAAATAATCATAGATTTTATTCTAGTGGAATACTATCTCATAATACTTCATGTGTTGTTGCCTGGCTTCTACACTATATCCTGTTTAATAAAAATGCAAATGTGGCAATACTTGCAAACAAAGGATCGACGGCGCGCGAAATTTTAAGCCGTCTTCAACTTGCATATGAATGGCTACCAAAGTGGCTACAGCAGGGTGCAACCGTATGGAACAAAGGTAATATTGAACTTGCCAATGGTTCAAAAGTACTCTCTGCGGCTACATCGTCCAGTGCGGTTCGCGGTTACAGTTTTAACATCATCTTTTTTGACGAATTTGCGTTCATTCCAAATAACGTCGCAGAAGAGTTCTTCACGTCAGTATATCCAACCATTTCATCTGGTAAAAAAACAAAAGTATTCATTGTGTCCACTCCAAATGGAATGAACAAGTTTTACAAGATGTGGACTGATGCAAAGAACAGAGAGTCTGATTATTTTCCTGTAGAGGTTAATTGGTGGGACGTTCCAGGACGAGACGAAAAATGGAAAGAACAGACAATTCGAAATACGTCTAAGCGTCAATGGTCTCAGGAATTTGAGTGCGCCTTTTTGGGCAGTTCAAACACACTTATTGATGGAGACGTTCTCGCGCGTCTAGCATGGGAAAAACCCATAGACGCGTCGGCAGATGAAACATTGGCGATATGGGAAAGACCAAGAGAAGGAAGAACATATGTTCTTTCTGTGGATGTTGCTCACGGACAGGGGCTAGATTACTCGACATTTCAAGTAATCGACGTTACAAATATTCCATATGTTCAAGTGGCAAGATACAGAAGCAATTTAATATCTCCAATGGTTCTTCCGACACTTATTGCACGCATAGGAACAGAATACAACGAGGCATATGTTATTTTGGAAATCAATGATATCGGCTCTCAGGTAGCGGATGTTCTTCATCACGAACTTGGATACGAAAATTTAATAAAAACTCAAAAGAAGCAAAACTCTCAGCAGCAAGTTTCTGGAGGATTTGGAGGTGGCAAAAAAACTCAACTAGGAATAAAAACCTCCACGTCAACCAAAAGAATAGGTTGTGCAAATATAAAGACTCTAATCGAGCAAAATAAGTTAATAATAAAGGATTATGAGACGGTCAAAGAACTGACCACATTTGTGACCGCAAGTCAATCATTTGCCGCAGAACCTGGAACTCATGACGATCTTGCCATGGCGCTCGTACAATTTGGGTGGCTGGCTGCACAAAGACATTTCAGAGAGACTTCTTCGCAATCCATGGACATACGTGCGATGCTCGAACGAGAACACATGGAAAATGATGATGCCGAACAATTATTTTTTGGCATATACGATGACGGACAAGCATTTATTGATAATTCTACGGCTGGAGCACTTCCATTTGTTAACCCATCGGAAACAGACAATAACCTGGATACCTATTCTTTGAAAGAGGTTACCGATAAAATTCCAGAAGAGGGTCAGGGGGTTCCAGAAAGACTGCACAAAAAAGATATTCTAAAGGGCATGCCGGCAGACACAAATATTCAAGAAATCATAAAACGGTCTCT